TAGTCGTATAATATACTTGTTAAATTGAGAAAATGCTTTAATTAGCAAGGAAAAATAAAATGACAAACCAAGAAAAAAACCAAACATTACAAACTCTAAATGAGATAACTCTTTTATTAGCAGAAGCTAGATTAAAATACTTAGAAGAATTGCCACAAAGTGCAAGATCTAAATATTGTATGACTTATTCTGATATGACTAAAGCAGAGGCAAGTCTAATTAACTTACCTTATGAATTATTTGAAAAGGAGGTTAAATAATGGAAAAAGAAATTAGTAAATTTGATATTTATTCTAATATTAGAAAAAAATATATTAGTTTATGTATTGGAACTATAGTTTTAAATTTACATAATGAAAATGTAAAGCCTTTAAATAAAACTGAAATAAAATATTTAACAAATTTCTTTTCAAACATTTGTTTTAATAAAAAAATGGCATCTAAAGGTGAATGGATGTCAGGAAGTATGTATGCAATTAATAAAAAAAATAATGTTGATTTTATGGCTGATTATGTAGGAAATAAATGGACTACATATTGTAATTTAAATCAAAAGCTAAACATATTTTATATAGATAGTAATGATTATGGCACAAAAAATCCATGTGTAACTTTAGGTGATATTGTCTTAGAAAAAATTACTAAGAATATGTATAAAGAATTAGAAAATTTATATAAGTAATAGACATATTTTTCCTCATTTACGAGGGAGTTTTAAGTCTTAAAATAATAAAACTCAAAAATACAAACAGACTTTACTAGTATTTCAAGCTGTCGTTAAACAAATCAAACTAGTTTTTATAAGGAGTAATTATGTCAATAGAATGTTTAAACCAAGCTTTAAAAATAGAAGGATTAACACCAACAAAAAAATTAATATTAGTTTTATTAGCAAATTATGCCGATGAAAAAGGAACTTGTTATCCATCATATAAACATATAGCTAAAATTATTGGATTAAAAACTGTAAAAGGGATCCAAAAAGCTATAAAAGAATTTGAAGAATTGGGTTTGTTAAAAATAGAACATAGAATATTAGAAAATGGTAGTTATACATCTAATAAATATCATTTAATGTTGGGTGGGTTCTTAAAAGACCCTACCCCCATAAAAGTACCTAGTCTAGGTTCGTCAGAGACTAATAATACTAAAGATAATACAAAAACTATAAATGTTAATTTAGATATCTTTGAAGAATTTTGGAAAATATATCCAAGAAAGATTGGTAAAAAATCTGCATTAAAAATATTTTATAAATATGACGAAAAAAATTATAAAAAAATTATATTTGGTGCCAAATGTTTTGCTAAAGAAAATATAGAAAATGATATTAAATATATACCACATCCTACTACGTGGTTAAATCAAGAAAGATGGGTTGATTATTTTGAAACTGATAAATATGGAAATATTATTCAACCTAAACAAATTAAAAAAATAAGTAATTTAGCAGGATAGTTTTGAATAAATAAAAATAATCGTAGTATTAATAAAAATTACAGGAGTAATATAATGACAATAGAACAAGCTATTAGAGAAAATGATTTAGTTTTAAAACATCAGCAAATTGGTACACAAAAAGTTAAATGTCCAAAATGTCAACCACCACATAATCCAAGAGATAATCCATTATCAGTAACAATTAATGAAGATGGAATTGTTTGGAAATGCCATCATTGTGATTGGACTGGTGGTAAAACTACAGGACATATATATAGACCATATAATAAACCTTCTTACATTGCACCTGAGCCACCACAAATTGATTTAAATAATTCTAATAGTATGTATACCTATTTTAAATCTAGAGGCATTACAAAGGATATAGTTAATAATTATAAAATATTTCAAGAAAATTATTGGTTTGGTTTTCAATATTTTGATGAAAATGGTCAATTAACAAATATTAAATATAGAACAGCTGATAAAAAATTTAGACAATCCGCCAATGCTAAATCAATTTTATATAACTATGATCGTATATGTAATGCGGAAACAATTATATTTACAGAAGGTGAAATGGATGTATTAGCTTTAGCTGAAAGTGGATTTAATAATGCAACAACTTTACCAAATGGCGCACCAAAAGAATTTAAAGGTGAAAAAAATGATGCAAGATATAAAGCATTAGAAAATTGTAAATTAATTGCTAAAAAAATAATCCTATTTACTGATAATGATGAAGCAGGAAAAGCTTTACATAAGGAACTATTACATAGATTCGGTAAAGATTTATGTTGGTATGTAGAAATACCCGATAACTGTAAAGATGCTAATGAAGTTTTATTAAAATATGGTGCATTAAAATTAAAACAAATTATTAATAATGCTATTCCATATCCTATTAATGGTTTATATACAGCAGGTGATTATTATCAACAAGTAAATGATTTATATGATGGTAAATATGAAAGACCAACTACTATAGGTTTAAAAGGATTAGATGATATATATAAAATAATGACAAGTACATTTCATGTAATAACAGGTATACCAAATCATGGTAAAAGTTTATTTTTAGATCAAATATTAATTAAATTAGCAGAAGATAATGATTGGAAATTTGCTATATTTTCTCCTGAACATTCTACTTCAATGCATATAAGACGATTAGTCCAAATGTATATAGGTAAAAATTTTGATGAAGGTTTTAATGACAGAATGACAAAAGCAGAACTAATTAAAGGTTTACATTTTATTCATAATCATTTTTATTTTATAGAAACAAAAGATAGCATTCCTTCAATAAATTTAATTTTAGATATAGCTAAAAGCGCAGTATATAAGCATGGTATTAAAGGTTTAATTATTGACCCATTTAATGAAGTTTCAGCTATTAGATCTGGAAATCAAAGAGAAGATGAACATATAAGAGATTTTATATCCTTATGTAAAAGATTTACTAGAATATATGAAATAGTTTGTTGGGTTGTTGCTCATCCAACTAAATTACCTAAAACAAATGAAGGTTCATATATGCCACCAACTGCATATGATATAAGTGGCGCGGCTCATTGGCATAATCAAGCAGATGCTGTTTTAACTGTTCATAGAGATTTTGATGAAAATACAACAGAGGTAATAACAAGGAAAATTAGAGAACAAGATTTATATGGAAAAATAGGTAGTGCTAAATTTTCATATAATTTAAAAAATAAAAAATATGAACCATATACAGAAATTGATGAATGGGAAGATTGGAATGATTAACCAATAAATTCAAATGAAGCTGTTAATCTATCAGAAGATATAGATTTGTTCATTTTAGCTATATCTTTTCTAATACCAATAGTTTTGCCTCTTTCTTTATTAGTTCTTGAAGGTTTTCTTGTCATTATCCAATTTTTACTTGCAGTTAAACCATGTATAAATGATGGAGAACTTGTTACTAATCGCATTCTAAAACCATTATTAACATAATCTTTTGCTAACACAGACATAAATCTACCACCTAATCCTATGCCTTGATAATCGGGTTTAACAACAATTCTATGTATTCTTTTAAAATTAGATACTTTTGGATGTGGAAAATGCAAAATAGAACACCAAGCAACAGGTTCATTTCCTATTTCTGCAATATATTTATGAGAAGATACATTATGTTTAGCACTTAAATAATGAAACTCTTTAAATAATTCCCATTCTTGTTGCTCTGCTTTTCTGATATTGACTTTAATTTTTGGTCGCCGATGTAACCCCCTATAAAATTCTTTTTTATTTGCATCGTATACCCAATCAGGCTCTAACCATTCTTCAATATCAAAATGGCATGATACAGCTATAAATTGTTTATTTTCTTTTCTAATAAATTTTTGTATAGCTGAGCTTCCTATTTGTGCTACTTGTCTATCAACAACAGATGTAAATTCATCATATATAACAGGTTTATTACTTTCTAATATTAATCTAGCCAATTCTGCTCTCATTTTTTGACCATTTGATAATATATTAAAAGGTTTTAACCAATCAGGTGGTGATGCAAATCCGACTTTTGATAATGCTTCTGTAATTTCTTTTGGACTTAAATCATTAGAAAAATCGTCAATAATTGTTTTATCTGACCATTTAAAACCATTAAATAATTTAAAATCCTTAAATACATTTTTAGCTATAGTCGTTTTACCTGAACCACTAGAACCAACAATTAAACCTACATTCCAATTTATATCTTCAATAGGTATATTTACATCAAATTCTTTTTTAACAATTCCTGCATCATAATCAAAAATACCTTTAACTTTTTCAACTCTAAAACTACTTGGAATTTTATTTTGTACTACAAACTTTGAACTTGGCATTCATACCCCTTTTCTTGTAATTCGTTATATGTTTTTTCTTGGTGATTTTCATCTTCACAATTAATAATTACATTAAATACTTCTTTATATTCTTGTTCTTGTAATTCAGGTTCAATCAATTCTAATCCATCAATAATATTTGCTAATTCTTGTTCATTAAATCCTAATAAATTTAGATCTATATCATCAGCTATAGTCATAATTTCATTTTTTAACATTTCAAAATCCCAACCTGCATTCATAGCAAGTTGATTATCAGCAATAATATATGCTTTTTTTTGTTCCTCTGATAAATTATTTAATACAATTGTTGGAACTTCTTTTAAATCTAATTTTTTAGCCGCTAATAATCTTCCATGACCTGCAATAATTAAATTTTTATTATCAATTAATATTGGATTTGTAAAACCAAATTCTTTAATTGAATTAACTATTTGTGTTATTTGTTCTTCGCTATGAGTTCTTGAATTATTTTCGTATTCTTTTAAATCATTAATTGGTATATTAATTATCTTCATTTTCTATTCTCCAAATTCTACCTTCAAAATTATCATCATTATTTAATGTTTGTGATTTAATAAAAAAATGACGTCTCAAAAAACTAAATGCACCTAAAAAATCTTTTTTATTATCAAATAAAATACTATCTCCAATTTCCATTTTTAATAATGAATCGTATTTACTTCTTGTTTTTGGCAATGGTATATCTTTATCTATCTTGTACATAATTAACTGGTTTTATTCCGTAAAAATCATTAGGTTGAACTTCGCCTTCTGTTATTTCATATAAAATGAACATTTCTTCTTTTCTTGGTATTCTTATATCAAGAATCCACTTAGCTAATGTAGATTGAGGTATTTTTACATCTTTAGCCATTTCTATTAAATCTATAAATGACTGTTGTGTAAAATTATGTTTTTTTAAATATTTTTGTAATTTCATTTAATACTATTAAATATTCCATTTATGAATTATAATTCATATAGTTTGTAATGAGAAGTTATAAATTAATAATAAAATTGAGGAAATAAAATGAGTAGTAATAATCCATTTGATAATCATGATATAGAACATTTATCAGCATCATCAATAAATACATATATACAAGACCCTTGTATGTTTATATTACGTTATTTATTTAAGCATAAAAGCTCTAGTAATCCAGCTATGTGGAGAGGTACAGTAGTTGATGAGGGAATAGGTGATGCATTAACAACAAAAAAAACAACAAAAAAAATAATTAAAAACGCCATTTCTAGATTTGATGGATTATATGAATATACAGCCAAAGATTATGAAGTTAATACAATAAAATTAGAAAAAGAAAGAGATTTAATACCTAGATATTTAAATACTGCGATTCCGTATTATCAAAATATCGGTAAACCAATTTCCTATCAAAAGGAAATAAGATTGCAAATAGATAATATTCCAATTGATATTTTGGGATATATTGATTTGCAATATGAAGGATTAGTAAGAGATATAAAGACAGTTAGTCGTTTACCTAGTGCTATACCTGATACTGTTAATAGACAGTTATCTATATATGCTGTAGCTGAAAATTGTGATGCTATAGTTGATTATGTATATGTAACTTCTAAAAAAGCAGAAATGATAAGTATGCAAGTTGAAAATATTGATGAGCATATTAACACTGTAAGAAATGTAGCTTATGCAATTATGAATCTACTTTCTTATTCAAATGATAAAAACGAAATAGCAAGTTTATTTTATCCTAACTATGACTCTTGGTTATGGGGTAAAGATGAAATTAAATTAGCTAAAACCATATGGAGATGATATGAAATTAAATGAAGTAATAAATGAAATAGCAAATTTGCCTAATGAAGATAAGGTAAATATAAGAGGTAAGTATTATACAACTGTAGATACACGCTTACAGGCGTTTAGAAATGCTTTTGGAACTAATGCCAATATAACTACTGAAATTGTTATTAATGATTTAGAAAGAGTTGTTGTTAAAGCAACTGTTTCTATTTATCAAGATGGTATTTGGAGAGATATTGGAAATGATTTTGCAGAAGAATTTAGAAATCAGGGTCCCGTTAATAAAACTAGTGCATTAGAAAATTGTACTACATCAGCAATAGGACGAGCTTTGGCTAATTGTGGTCTTGGTGGTGGAGAATATGCATCAGCTTTTGAAGTAGATAATGCAATAAATAGCAAACAATCAGCACCTGATTTAAATTCAGGATTTGTTGTTTTAAATAATAAAGCTGAAAAAATTGCTCATACTGATAATGTTTCTGATTATTTAAATAAATTAAGAGAAGTATTAAAAGACCCAAGTAATGTTTTACATCAAAAAACTTATCTTCAAAATGAAGAAAGAATTAAAAAAGCATTTAATGATACAAATCCTTCAAGTAAAGAAGCAACAGCTTTTGAAAAATTAATTAAAGCATATGAAAAAGCGTAAATTAACTTTAGATGATTGTGTTTATTTATGTATGAGAGATGGTAAATGGTGGACTTTTTGGAAACTACAACAAAAAATAAAAGATAAAACTGGTAATTTTTTTGGAGAGCCATCAATTAGTGCCGCAATACGTGATCTTAGGAAAGAACCACAAAGGGTAAAATATGATTTACCCTTATATGGTGAAATAGTTGAAAAAAAAAGAATG